GATGAATACTTTGAAGTTGTTTTATGCAAAAAATCAAAGATGAAAAGGTTTTCATTGCATAGATTGATTGCAATTCATTTCATTGATAATCCAAACAATTATGATCAAGTTAATCATATTGCTGGAAATAAATTCAACAATGATATTTCAAATTTGGAGTGGTGCAATAATTCACAGAACCAATTGCATGCCTATAAAAACAAATTGAGAATACCGGCGATTGGATCAAAAAACGGCAATTCAAAATTGACTGAAGATGATATCCGGGAAATTAGAAATGTTGCAAGTTCATCGGGTAGGTATTATGGCCGTAAACAATTGGCTGAAAAATACAACATATCTGAAGCGCATATCAAAGACATTGTAACAAAACGAAAAAATATTTGGAACCATGTTTGTTAGAACAACCGCAATCAATAAAATATTAAAACTAAAAAAATTCGTTAGGGGTGTCCAGGGTGGCACCTCTGCGTAATTGGCCCCCCATTTATTTGGGGGGCAACGTGCAGGCAAAACCTATGCAATAATCCCCATCCTGGTTGATATCGCGGCGAAAAACCCATTCAGCGAAATTTCAATAGTTGCCGAATCAATCCCACATTTGAAACGTGGCGCAATGAAGGATTTCAAAAAAATCATGTTCGAAACGGGCCGATGGTTCGATGATCGTTGGAACGCAACCGATTTCAAATATACATTTGCCAACGGATCACAAATCGAATTTTTCAGCGCGGACAATGATGCGAAATTAAGAGGGGCCAGGCGTGATTGGCTTTATATGAATGAGTGTAACAATATGACATTTCATTCATATACGGAACTTGCATCCAGGACAAAGCAGGGCGTTTTCCTGGATTGGAACCCGACAAACCCGTTTTGGTTTCATGATGAATTAATCAATGATCCGGATGTTGATTTCATCATAATCAATTACACCGACAATGAAGCATGCCCGGAATCTGCGTTAAATTTTATATTGAAGGCAAAGGAAAAAGCCGATAATGGTTCCGCGTTTTGGGCCAATTGGTTCCGGGTTTATGGATTGGGGGAAATCGGTTCCCTTGATGGCGTTGTATTCCAAAATTGGCAACAATGCGAACGAATCCCGGCGGAATCGGAATTCATATCGTATGGCCTTGATTGGGGTTTCACGAATGATCCCACCGCATTGGTTGAAGTTTACCGATACGATGGGAAAATCTACATCAACGAATTGTTGTATCAAACCAAATTAACCAATTCGGAAATTGTCAACCATTTGAAACAATTGGGGATTAATTCATCGCGTTGCATCGTTGCCGATTCCGCGGAACCAAAATCAATTGCGGAGTTAACAAATGCCGGGTTTTATGTTGAGGCGGCCCGAAAGGGGCCGGATTCCGTTAAGGCATCCATTGACCGGCTCCAGGGTTATGATTTAAGGGTAACAAAGAATTCATTGAACTTGATTAAGGAATTGCGCCAATATCGGTGGGCAAAGGATCGCGAAGGGCGTTCATTGAATGCGCCGGAAGATATCCTAAACCATGCCATCGATGCCGTTCGATACGTTGGCTTGAATAAGTTATCACAATTTGAAGCCATCGGAGAATATTCATTCGCTGATGATGATTATTGAATTTCATGCAGTTAGTTTATAGATGTTCGGCCTGGGTTTTTACCTGGGCCTTTTATTTACAATATTGCCAAATAACCGCCGCAACAAACCGCCGGAAATTGCCACAATAAGCATGAAGTTGCGCGAATATCAACGCCTTTCGGCGTTTTGGAATGATGGGGATGATCAAGTTTCCCAGGTGGCCTGGATCATCATGGATGTTCATGGCCTTACTTATGATGAAGTAAACAACATGGAACCGAAACGATTTCTCAAATATTCAAAGCGCATCGGTAAACAATTTAACAACATCGATAAAAAGCCGTTTTATTCATGGTTCAAGTTCGAAACCGATGCAAACAAAATAACATTGGGGCAATTCATCGAGGTTCAGCATTTCATGAAGCAGGGCCAAGTTGATGCCATGCACCTGGTCGGCGCATCCATTTGGAAAGACAAACGGGAACACAAAGCCAAATCCGAAATTTTACTGAACACAAACATCCGCCATGTATTACAAGACATTACGCGTTTTTATCTTTCGTTTTCTGAATTGGTTGATTCATACAAAGGGTTATTTGAAAAGGCAGAGGAGGAAGATGAATCCGATGAATTAGCCACACCCGAAAAGCCACACCCGTTTGTTGATCAGTACGGATGGTTTTTTTCGGCAAAGCAAGTCGCCGAATATGAAGGGATCACATTGGCCCAGGCGTTCGATTTGCCCATCATCCAGGCGTTTAATGATCTTGCATATTTGAAGGCGTTTCAATCATATCAAAAACATTTGAACAAATAATGAAATCGTTTTCGAAAGTACAACATGAAGCGTTGGCGGATGGGTTCATTGATTTGATGGGCCAGGATACAAACAATTTTGAAAAGCCGGAATTGTCGGATGTGAACAATACCATTGTACAATTGGCGGCCAGGTATATTGAAATTGTTTCGGACAAGATTAATGAAAAAGATGTCGCATCATCCGGGTACATGGCTGATTCAATGCAACCAACAATGTTGGAGTTCGATGGCAAATCATATCGCATCGGAATAACCGCGCCGGAATATTCAACATACCAGGATGAAGGTGTAAACGGATGGGCCATCGATCGCGGATCCAGGTTTTCATTTAAAACGCGCGGCGTTGATCCAAACGGCGAAATGGTGAAATCAGTAAAGGCATGGATCCAACGCGAAGGCGCATCGGCCCGGAATGTTTCCAGGGCCGTTTCAGCCAGGGAGGCGAAAGGCAAAACCATGATGGATGCATCAACCAGGGCAGCCGTTTCCGCGTCTTATTTCATCAAGCGCAAAGGAATAAAACCGCGCAAATTTTGGGCCGAGGCAACCGATGAATTTAAAACCGAAATGGAAAATGAATTGGGCATTGCGTTAAAAATTGACATTATAAATTGTATAACTAAATGACATTTGAATTTACACCCGTTCAGTATTCAAGCGTAAACGATCCCCTGGTTTACGTTGTTTACGATGCGCACGCCGCAAACCCGACAACATATCCAAATTATAAATATGTTGCTGAACTTGAAATAAATGGAATCCAGGTTTTCAAAGGAAAGTATTTCCCACATCCAACATCAAACCGGGGCATCATTGATTTGGGCGCGGTGATCCGGGAATATTGCGTTCAATCATTCAACGCATCACTTGGCACAATGTTAGCCGATGAAATGGGGGAAGGCGAATGGCGCGTTTCCTGCGTTTTAAATATCCGCGAGGAATACGGAACAACAACATCGGCGGTATTGATTACAGATTCATCCAGGGTGTTTTTTAATTACTACAATGGCCGATATCCTGGTTTTGAATCTTTGTCCAATTACGATGATGATGTGATTTCAGATCGCCCGGCAAACATCAATCTAACATTTGGAACGGCAAACTATTTCATCCCATACTTTGCCGAATTGTCAACATCGTTTAATGTTGTTTTTACCGGTGGTACAACAACGCTAACAAAGACAATCACACCAACGGCGGCCAATACAATGCAATTGATCAATATTTCACCGGCGGCCATAAACGATGAATTGGCCGGAACAATCACAACATCAACAACGCAATATTCCGTTGCGATCGGTTCCAAAACCTATGTTGTGAAAATACTTTGTGAGGGCCTTTACAAAAATTACAATGTGCATTTTCTGAACAAATGGGGCGGATATGAAACCATGATGTTCAACAAGGTTTCCCGGAAAACATACGATGTTGAACGGAAAACATTTAAACAATTACCCTACCGGGTAAGTGCAACCGGCAGCGTTTCTGTTCTGAACAATTACACCATGTACAAACAAACAACACAATTTGGCGGAAGGTTTCGCGAAAAGTTGCGTTTGAATACGGATTGGTTGACAGATGCAGAATATCAATGGCTTGCACAATTGGTAACATCGGCGGAGGTTTACCTGGAAGATGAAGGCGAATTTTATCCGGTGATCATAACGGCGAATAACTATGAGTTCAAAGAACACATTGTTGATGGATTGATCAACATGATGATTGAAGTTGATTTCGGCGCAACATACAAAACACAATTCCAATGATTCAGTTGTTCATAGAAAAACAAGAGGTTGACATCAACGAATCATTCAGCACATTGCTCACAATGTCGATTGATGACATCAAAGATTTTGGCGCAAAGAACACAACGTTTTCCAAAACAATTGTTTTACCAGGTACGAAAAACAACAATAAACTTTTTGGAAACATTTTCAACATCAACGCGCGCAACGATTACAACCCGGCAGAATTAAACATCGGCGCAAATTTCAACCCGGCCATTTCAGCCGATGCGATAATCTTTGCGGACAATATGCAAGTTTTCAAAGGTGTTTTCCGGATCCTGGAAATCATTGTTGAAGATGGGTTCATAGAATTCGAATGCGCTGTTTTCGGCGAATTGGGAGGTTTTGTTGCGGCCCTGGCAAACAAGAAAATTGAGGAGTTAGATTTCAGCGCATACGATACGGCCTGGAATTATACCAATATTACTGCATCATGGAACACGATCGCCGGTTCCGGACTATTATTCCCGTTGATTGATTACGGCGCGGCATCGACAAACAAAACAGATTTTGAATTCAGCACATTTCGCCCGGCGTTGTATGCAAAAGAAATTTTACAAAAACTGATCAGCGCATCCGGTTACACCTGGGATTTTCCGTTATTATCAACATCATTATTTGATAGGTTATTTGTTCCACACAATCAAAAGAATCTTTATCGATATGATGCAACATCATTTCAAGCAACGCCAACAACAACGAATTACCTTTCTGCGCAACCGATTGTTTTTTCAGTTTCAACGTTGGGCGATTTTACGTCAAGCGGTGGCAATACTATTTTCACATACGGCGGAGCATCGGCAATAACAACAAACATCATTTTGGAAATTGATGCCGTTATCAATGCGATCGATCCGGTATTAAATACATTCCGGGTTAATTTGCAAAAAAACGGAACAACGATTTCAACCGCCGCCGATGTTGTTTCATATACGCCGGGATATGCAACAATCTTGATTTTATCGGTTAACAATATCACAATCAACCCTGCCGATACTTTATCCGTCCAGGTAAGCGCAAATATTAGCGATTATTCAATCAATACGGGAACATTGTTTCAAATCAATTTAACAACACCTGGATTGATTTCTGTCGGTTATGGCGATACGATTTCCGTAAATGATACGATTCCGAAAGGTATTTTCCAACGGGAATTCTTTTCGACAATATGTAAAATGTTTAATCTTTATGTTTTTGAAGATTACGAAACGGATAAAAAATTGAAGGTTTTACCATTCGTTACATTTTATGAAGATGCCGGATCTATTGATTGGTCGCTGAAAGTTGATCGTTCAAAGCCGATGCGAATCAAACCAATGGCGGAATTGAATTCGCGATATTACAATTATAAGTTCAAGCAGGACAATGATTTCTTTTCGGAAAACTATCGAAAGAAATTCAATGAAGGTTATGGCGATTACATTTTCGATACTGAATATGAATTCGCAAAGGAAACAACATCGGTTGAAATCATTTTTGCCAATTCTGTTTTGACAAAGTTTAACGGGAAAGACAAGATATTTCCATCAATTTACAAATTGTCAAATTCCAACAATTCTGAAGATCGCATGGATTCAGTTATTCGAATAATGCAGGCAAAGAAAATCACCGGCGTTGGATCCTGGAACATGACAAACAATGGCACAACATTGGGAACGCTAACAAGTTATGGATATGCCGGCCATGTCGATGATCCTATCACGCCAACATTTGATTTGTGTTTTTCACCACCCCAGGAATTGAGTTTCGAGGTTGCCAATTATACCGCCAACAATCTTTTCAATAATTATTGGAGTGCGTACATGGCTGAAATAACCGACAAAGATTCCAGGCTTTTGACATGCACAATGAAATTGGCATTCAAAGATATTTACAAATTGGATTTTGCGCGGTTGATTTGGATCGATGGCGTGTTGTATAGGCTGAACAAGATCGCAGATTTCAACGCAACAAATGAAGATGTTTGTAACGTTGAACTAATTAAAATAATTAATCGAATTTATTAATCATGGAAGATATTAGATTAAAGGCATCGTTAGAATTTAATGCCGGTAATTCAGCGCAAGAGGTTAAAAAAGTGCAGGATAATCTAAAAGGAGCATCCGCACAAACAAAAGAGGTTGGCGGATCGTTCGGAAAATTAAAGGGCGAATTGGGCGCGTTATCGCCTGCATTGGGCCAGGCATCCCAGGGAGTTGGAGCATTAACCCAGGCGTTCAATATCTTGAAAGCGAATCCGATCATCGGCGTTTTTGCATTGCTTGCCGGTTTGG